CCAGAATAAAACCACATAGTTATCTCCGCTTTTGTGGTCTTTTCCGTTTCTTATAGTGTTTCTCGTAATGTCGTAACGAGATTTTATGTTTTTTGCCGGAGAGAATAGAGTGATTTGAATTTTGGTTACTTTGTTACGACAGACCAGAGATAATTCTAAGGAGAACAACGGGTTAGCGTATAGTAATTACGTCGTAATCACAGAGGGGGTAATTACTACGAACGCACTCCGTCTTTTCACAGTCGCGTAGAGAGAGGAGAGAGGTAGTGAGGGCTTTTTCTTCTCTATATAGGGGGGGGGCAGAAAGAAGATTGCTTTCTGTGATAGGGAGAGCTATTTTCTTATAACGATAATGAGGAGGCTCCAATGACATTCCAATCGGATCTTGTCTATCGCTATTATCTCGCCGGATATTTAGGGCTCTTGGGAGGGAAGCGTGATTATAATAAGATTTTCGGGTATCCGGAGAAGCTAACCTTTGATCATTTCTATCAGATGTATGATCGGAAGGGGCTGGCACGCCGACTGGTCACACTCCCGGCGAGTTTAACGTGGAAAGAACAGCCGATTCTCCGGGATGGTGATGAGGAAGAGACGCCATTTTTACAGGGATGGCAGCAGATTATCGATAACGATCAGCTCGCCGTATTCCATTATCTCGAGCGGATTGATCGGATTTCGGGTATCGGACGCTTCGGTGTGCTACTCTTAGGGCTGCGCTCGGAGTCCGATTCTTTAGCAGAACCGTTAACAGAAAATGCGCTGAGTGATCCGCAGGATCTCCTGTATTTTTCTCCGTTTCATGAGGGAAGTGTGACAATTCTCTCATATGATACTGATGTGCGCTCCGAGCGCTATGGGCGTCCGGAGATGTATGAGATTGAGATGTCCTCGGATGAGGCATTCAATAAAGCACACCGGAAGCAGCAGGTCCATTGGACGCGCGTAATCCATGTTGCAGAGGATTTAGAGGAAGATGAGGTTTACGGGACACCTCGTCTTCGTGCGATTTATAACGACCTCTTGGATCTCTATAAAGTTTCCGGTGCTGCGCCGGAGATTTATATGAAGGCTGCCCTTCGCCGGGTACTTTTTAACGTCGATGCAGATGCTGAGGTTGAGGATGAGGACGCGCTGAAACAAGAGTTAGAAGAGTTTCAGCATGAGATGAAAGAGTATTCCTTGGTGCAGGGAGTTACCCCCCATACGATTGATTCGGATATTCGTTCTCCGAAAGAGACGTATGATATTATTCTGCAAAATATCGCCGGAGCGAAGGGGTATCCGAAGCGGCTCTTAACTGGATCGGAGCGCGGTGATTTAGCTTCTTCGATGGATGCGGCTACACTCTATGGTGAAATGTCCATGCGTCAGGAGAAACACGCCTTTCCCCGGATATTGCGTGCCTTGACAAATCGCTTAATTTGGCTCGGAATATTGGAGGCGCCTCGGAACCGGATTACGGCAGAATGGCCTCCCTTGTTTGAGATGTCAGAGAAAGAGCAGGCAGAAATCGCACAGACGTTGACGGCTGCGTTAAAGAACCTCTCTCCGACACCAATTCCGGATCTCTTGGATGAGGCAGAAGCCCGGACAGAAATTTTCGGGTGGAGCGCGGAACCAGAGACGGAGCGCTTAGCGACCAATATCTTAGAGCAGATGATTGATGAGGATGAAGTGATGGCAGAACAGATCCTTGCTCGAACGGATGAGAAGCCGGTCACAGTGATGCAGCTTCTTCGGGGATTACAGCAGATTGCCCGGGAGAATGGTGCGGTTGAATGACGTTAGCAATTCATAAGACAGTTCCGCGTGCTGATCCGACCCGCACCGGGAAGCTGCGTCAATCCTATCGGGGGCAGTTTCGAAGGCGCTGGCGTCGGGTAAAGGGCTTAGTCAATACGACCTTTATTGAAAATGATGCTGCTGAATTAGCTGATCCGGAAAAGCATCGTCCGCTTCATATTCACGCCTCCCCCGCAGAAACCTTCACTTTCGGGAACGTGGAGCAGCTTTCCGATGAGTTCGCGGTCTGGTTTCGACAGGTTGTTGCAGAGGAAGTCGGCGGTGTCTCTCCGCGTGCGGCGACACAAGACCCACTCTATACATGGCAAAAGCCTTTAGTGCAGGGGGCAGTTATTAAGGGGATGGATTCAGCGCTCAATGCTCTCCGCCGTGCCGGAGTACAAAACCTCGCCACCTCTGCACATGAATTAATCCGGCATCCGCATTTTGCTCGGACCGTGCGGGAATTGAGTATTCAGCACTACGACCGGTTAAAAACAGTTCAAGACGCGACGGTATCACAGGCGGCTCGCAAGACGCGCGATACGTTAGTGCAAGGCTATGCAGAGCATCAGACTCCCCGACAGATGGCGCGCAATCTCGCCGGAGCAATCAATGACCGGGTTGATAAGGTCGGGCTCCGGCGGTCGCTTACTATCGTCCGGACAGAAATTACTCGTGCACATGCGGAGGCGTCGTTAACGACCTATGAGGCTGCCGGAGTCCAGAAGGTTACAAACTTTGCCGAGTTCTCCACCGCCTCTGATGAGCGCGTCTGTCCGATTTGTCTCGGTTGGGAGGGCGTTGCAGTGACAATAAAAGAGGCGCGTGGAACGATTCCCCTGCATCCGATGTGTCGGTGTATTTGGCTGCCGTCCTTTGATGAGCACCAAGATTTCTTACCAAAGGGAACATTAGATAAGATCCTTATGCGGTTAGACTTAGTTCTTTAGGCTTAAATTCTTTTCTTGCGTCCTGAATTCCCTTTCAATATCTTATTTGCAAATCATATCGGTGCTGTTTTTCATTAATCCGCCGTCAATTCCAAAGGAATTAAGGCGCCTATGAACCCCTTATTTCAGTATTCAGTTCTGTTAACGACCGGAGAAACACGCCGGGAGAAATGGAACGGGCGTGAGTATCTGGTGATTCCGGCGAAGTCTCTGAAATCGATGGTTTTAAGAGGAGCGAACAACCCCGCTCCGGCATATCTTCCGGAATCAGAGCTCGTGAACTCTGTTCCATATTGGGAGGGAACGGAGGTAACGTTAGACCATCCCCATAATGGCGAGACCTATGTGTTAGTAAACTCCTCGCCGGAGATTCGGCAGCAGTATGTAATTGGACAAAACCGCCATGTGCAGTATGATGGACAGTTTCTTGTGCATGAGATGTGGTTAGATATTGAGCGAACGAATGCTGTTGATGACGCTGTTATTCCACACTTTGAGGCCGGGAAAAACGCTTCTGTTTCAGTCGGGTATTTAGCCCGGGAATTCCAGAAATCTGGGGAGCATCACGGGCAGGAATATGATTTGGTGCAATCTGATCTCATTCCGGATCATATCGCGGTACTCTTAGATGCGGATGGTGCATGTAGTCAACAGGATGGCTGTCAATTAAATGTACATGTCCTTTCTTCGGCGCGCACACCGCATTATTCCGGGACGGAATCAACGGATTGGAGCTCTGTCAGTAAGTCGCTTTCGACCTTCATTGATGCGTACTATGATCAGACCGGGACAACCCCTCCGGAAGAGGGCAAGCCGTCAACTGTTAGCGGAATGTCGGCAAACATGAAATCATGGATTGCGCAGAAAACGTTGTTAGGAGAGACGGAATCGAACAGTGTAAATGATCTGATTGCACTCCCCGTAGTGAATCCCCGGACATTGCGGCTCAATGAGGGGGCCTTGGATGCGGTGATTCGTCTTGCGCCCCGGATGGAGGGTGTCTCAGAGTCTACGATCAACAGTGCAACCGGTATGGCGCGGCGCTTACTTCGGGAGGAGTTTGATCGGGAGTTTGAGACAGAGCGCCAGACGGCAGAATCCTTTGCACAGGCGATGCTTCGGGGATTGCATCAAGCCGGAATCAGTTTACAGGAACTATTTAACGGAAACAAGGGAGAGATCAAGATGGATGAGAAGGAACGGCAAAAAACGATTGATCAGTTAGCTCAAGTAGAGGATCTTGGGCTGTCTACAGAGCAGCTGAACGACCGCGATTGTAAGGAGCTCGTGGCGTTTCGGGCGTACTATCTTGAAGACGACCCAGAGAACGCCACGCAGACTCCGGAGAAATCCACTCAGAACAAGGTGGACGGGAAAGAGGCGGTGCCAGTCGAGGACAAGGTGACAGTGGAAGTAGATAAGGCGACAGCGGAGCACCTGCAGCAGTTCGATTTCGAGAAAGCAGAACGGGCGCTTAAGGCGTATGAGGCGCAGCAGCAGGAAGCGGAGGAAGAGGCGAAACAGCTCCGGAAAACGCTGGTCGATAAGCACGGATTTGAGACTGCAGAAGTTGAGCAGTACAATCTTGAGACGCTCAAGACACTCAAGACGCGAGTTGAGAAGCCTGTGCCGTCGTATCGGCGGAGTGGTCCGAAAGAGACACAGCAGGAGCATGATGGTCCGGGAAGTTTGCAGACCTACGGCGCTGAACGCGAAAACGGCGAACAAGACTAAGCTGCACAGGGAAACAAGGGGAAAGTGAACAGAGTGTTAACGGAAGCAAGGGAGCAGAACCATGACGAATACTCGTAGGATTATTAAATCTCCCGGTGCAGTGCAAGGGTATCTCATCCAGAGTGATGAGCAGGCAAGTGAGATTATCCGACCGGGAGCCTGTATTGAGCCGGGTGGATCAGCAGATGTCCAGAATGTATCAACGCTGGGAGCCGCGCAACCGCTTCGTGTCGCGCTCGGCGGGGTTGACGGTATTGATCCCACCGTCCTTGTGTTGACTGATTGGACTGATGCTGACGGGCAGATCGCTGCCAATGAGCTTGTCCGGTCGATCTATCTGCCGACCGGCATCCTTTTTTATGGGTGGCTGGCAGATGGTGAAAACGTAACTGCACTGGAAACACCGCTGGAATTCCATGATGACGGATCGTTTCAGATCCACTCAGGACAGGCGGTGGATGAGAGTGGGTCGGCAAGCTATACGATCATGGATGGCGTGGTAAAAGCCTATGCCATGGAAACGGTCGATAATAGTGGCGGCTCGAATCCGGTCAGAATTGTATGCCGTGCAGCGTAATCGGCATCACCATGAGTAAGAATCGAAACGAAACGTAGGAGCGAACTATGGATGGAAAGAATTATCGAGTGCAGCGTTCGTCTCCCCGCGAGATGATTCGTGGTCAGATGGCTATGCGGATCATGGAAGCGGAGGGTGATGTCGGCAGGGCATTACGGACGTATGACACGCTGCAAAAAGATCAGTGGAAGCAACTGGACAGCACGGTGAAAACCATCGTGCGTCAGAACTTGGTCGTTGCACAGGATCTCCGGAATACTCCGGGAATTCTCAATCCGATTAACAATATTGGCATCTTGCTTTCGGAATGGCAGGATGTATCTGATATTGGAGATGCCCAACGCGATATGATGGGGTTGGAGCGCGGAGAGAATCAGGGCATTGATTTCGGACTGAACGCTGTGCCGATTCCGATCACGCACATGGATTTCGATCTGCCGTGGCGACAGCTGCAGGCCTCCGCCGGTGGGGGGGCAACCACACTAGATACGCGGATGGTTGCACTGGCAACGCGGAAAGTGTCGGAATCCATTGAGGATCTCTTTCTCTACGGTGATTCCAGTATCACCCTTAATGGGAACTCGATCTCCGGCATAATGAACCATACGAATGTTGTGACGGGATCGCTAACGGATGGGTGGAATGATGCGACGAACCGGGACCCGGTTGAGGACGTCATTCAGATGAAGAAAGAGATGGTCGGAATGGGGTTTCCGGAGCAGGGACCGTATAATGTGTACGTGCCCTCGAACTATTCAGATGTTCTGGAAAACGACTATAAGCAATATTCGGAGCGAACCTATCGGCAGCGGATTCTGGCAATCAACGGCATCAATGATGTCAAGGTTGCACATCGGTTGAACAACTCAACGATGTCCGGGATCTCTGATGATGAGGTTGTGATGGTGTATATGTCTCCGGAGCAAATTGCCGTTGATCAGGCATCAGATATTCAGCCGGTTGAGTGGGATTCGCAGGGAGGGTTTGTGACGGATTATAAGGTCTTTTCTGCAGTCACACTCCGCCTCATGCCGGATTATAATGGGACGCTCGGTATCGTCGTTTATTCCGATACACCATAAGCGCGGAGAGCTACTGGGGAGTTTAGTATTTAATACTGGCTCCCCGGCTCTGTTTCATTAATACAAGGAGAAAAGCATGGGAAAGCAGGTTCGTTTAACCGGTGGCAAGCATACGACAGCAGAGGGGACAGAATATTTTCCCGGAGATGTCTTTGAACCGACAGAACGGGAACGCCGAATTCTCTCTGCGAAGGGCAAGATAGAACCGATTGAGGCTAAAACCTCTCCAACGCCAACGAACCCCTTACCAGAGGATCTCCCTGGTCGACGGGAGTTCTTTCAGGCAGGGTTCACTCGTCTTGAAGCGATTCAGGTGCTGACAGACTATACACAGGTGAAGGGGATCGGCAAAGTGACCGCACAGGATGTACGGAGCTACTTCGGAGAGGCACCGTCGGAAGAAGAAACGGAAGTCGAGACGGAAGTCGAGACGGAAGAAGAGATATAACAGGATAGGTAGGTACGCCCCCCGTGGATATGACTTTCTGGACGCTTTTAGGCTCTCTTGTCTCAACGGCAGTAATTGTTGGTATCGCCTATGGGATCTTAAAGCGTGATACCGGAGACAATAAGGAGCACATTAAGGAATTGGATAAGAGCAAAGCCAATAAAGAGCGCGTTGCAGCGGCTGAGAAGGAGATTGGACTGCTTCGGGAGCAGAAAGTCGGCTATGCTGCCTTGGAGCCAATGCTCTCTATTCTGCATTATAAGATTGATTTGCTCTTAGACGCCTCTGATATTCATATTAAGGAGCCGGAATTTCAGCGGTTTTATTCGCGGTATCACCAGGAGAGGTCAGCGCAAGGAGAACAACGTGAGGGTGGGTAATGCGCTTTCCTGACTTTCTCCTTGTGCCGTTACTCACTCTCACTTCATTCTAAACAAGGAGAAGGATGTATGATGCGGTTTTTTACGATTCTTCGGAAGGCCTTGGCGATTGCGGAGGTTCTACGACAGAGTGAGCATCTGATTGAGGAGGGGCAAGATGTTTCACAAGAAACCCGTAATCTATTCCGAAAGGTCCGGAAGTTTGCTGAAGATGGCGATTTCACGGCAGAGGAAGCGCAGCAAACGTTTCAAGAGCTGCAGGACGTTCTGCAGGAAATCGCGGATGTTGTCGAAATTGTCATTCCGGCATATGGGAAGATTCGGGAAATTCTTCGGAGGGAGTGATGGCACGCATTACAGCAAGCGATGTACAGGCGATTGTGGATACAGCAGTCTCAGCAGAGCATATCGAACGATTTATTGATTTGGCAAATCTCCTTGTCGACCGGCATCTCAACACTGATGAATATACGTGGAATCCCGGGGAATTAGAGAATATCGAACTCAATCTGGCAGCGCATTTTACCACCGCACGAGATCCGCGTATGCAGAGTGAGTCGTTGGATGGATTCTCACGCCGCGTTGCGGGAAACTTCGGTGACTTCCTCCATCGGACACAGTATGGTGAGATGGCAATGATGCTTGATCATACAGGGACGTTGGCACGGGTGAAAGAAAATAAGAAAGTGCTCTTGAAAGTGCTCACATGAAAGATTTCGTTACCCTACTGGGCTACACAGAAGCGCTGGGGGCATTGCAGCAAGTGCGGGATCGTTGGCGCTTTCCTGCAGGCTGGCAGGCGTATACGGATGTTAGTTATGCGGTGCATCAGGAGTTTGGGACCAAGAAAATGCAGGGAAAATTCTATCTCCGGCGAGCAGCTGATCGGACGATTCGGAACGTTGAGGCGATTCCGGGGGTTGGGGCAATTTCCGCTTTTCGAGAGCAGAATCCGCCGGACAAGCTCTTAGAGCTGATCGCATGGCAGGTCGTTCGAGAGGCAAAGCGTCCGCCACCGGTCGGAGCGCCGGTTGATACGGGAAACTTGCGGGGGAGCATCTCCGCAGAACGGGTATAAATGCAGCTTTCTACTGGGGCAGATCGGATTTTGGCTGCCGGGCAAACAGTTACGGTGCGGACGTATATACCGAATGGGCGGGATGCTTATAATGATCAGCAGTATACAACTACTGAGCGCGAAATTCAGATGCATGTTCGGTATTATGCCTCGAATGAGCGCATTGTCACGATTCGCGGGGAAGAACATTTCGCACATATGAAAGGGTATGCGTCACAATCAGAAGCCTTCCAGACGTATCAAGGTGGAGCGAAGCATCCGGATGTACTGGTCATTGACGGCAAGGAATTCAAACTACTCTCTGCGTATGCGTCCCCGAACGGTCTGATGATTGTGAACGGGGAGATGCAGCGCCATGAGTAGCAGAGAGGATATACGTATTTTAGTTCGGAACCTCATTCGTGATAACTGGACTCCCGGGAATACGTTTGGAGTTACGCCGTATTTTACGACCGGATGGTATGATGAAGCGTATGAAACGCCACAGATCTCATTTACGAACCCGTCTGATGGTCCGATTAACGGCGGAATGACCGGGTTTAGTGGTATTACGACACAGGGGATTGTGCAGACGATATTAGGAACACTCCAATTAAACTGTTGGGTAACGCGCGCTGCGGCGGAAGCTGTCGGAGCCAATCCCAAACAATTAACATATGAGATGGCGTGTGAGGTTGAACGCATTATCGATGCGAATCCGGGTGTATTAGCCGATTACTTTTTTCTGAGTTTCGGCGGAAAAACAGACGCACCGGATACTGAGGCTTCTCCGACAGTGTTTCGCCAGATGTGCGAAATCGGATACGGCTATATTAAGTGAGGGGAATCTATGTGGATACAAAATCGTAATCTCGCAACACGGAAACTCTATCTGCGTGATTTAATGGATCAGCCCGTTGAGTTTTCGTCAACAGGCAAGGCTCAAGTAACGAGGGCGGTTGGAGAAGCACTTATTGATCGCTGCGCGACAATTGAGCCGGTAGAAACCGACAATTCGGATGAAGGAGGTCATGATGGTTAGAGGGGAAACAGGCTTACGAAATCACCGGGTCGTTTTTACTCGTGAAACGACAATCGGACAGATGGAGACTGATCCGGAGTTCAATTATTTTTCTGATGTCATCCGATCAGTTTCATTCACCCCGGACGCCAGCGTTGAGGCACAGCGCGGGTTAGGGAGTGCTGATCCGATTGATTTTGTCCGGGGTGTAGAGAACCATACGGTGGAGGTGACATATGACCTACAGCAGTGGTTTTCCGCCTCCGGTGATCCAGCATATGATGGACTCGCGCGAAGTAACGGCTATCTTCCGGCAACGCATCTCTTATGGATTCGGACAGAGCTTCCAAATACGAATGTCCATCTGGTCGGCTTAGGAGGGCATATCGGGACAGTAACGCTTAGCGGTGATCCGGGATCACCGCAACCGATTACCGTTACGCTGTCGTATCAGTTTGAGAGAGTGCGGCTCTATGCTATTGATCAGCCCCCGTCCAGTACGACACTGGATGTTGTCTCAACAGACAGTAATGACACCATGGATATTACGATTGAAGATGAAGGCGCGAGTGTCTCTGAAACACTGACGCTGACCGGAACTACGAGTGTGACGTCAACGGAGTCGTTCGCGAATATTGATGCGGTGCAGCTTGCCAGCGCGCCGACCGGGAATATCACAATCAGTGATGGTAGCGGGACGAACTTCGTTACAATCTATGGTGCTGATGAGTATGAGGGGATTGAGGGCGATCTTGGAACGCCGGTTCTGGGCGCGGGGAGTCTTCCGGCAGCTGCAATCGGGACCGCCTATGAAAAGTTCTTGGGCGATACAATTGAGCGTCCTTCCGGGACGGATTTAGCGTATGCAATAAATTCAGCGGAGCTGACGGTGGAGAATAATCTGGAACTCACCCCCCGGATGGCTGGCTTTGCGCAATCAATCGATGTCGGAGACCGTGAAACACAGCTCTCAGCAACGGTGTTCGGACCTTCAGATACGTATGCAAAGGTCATTGAATACCTGCGGAAACAGAAAAACAATATTATTTGGACACTGTCCGGCGGGACGTTGACGCTTCCCAATGCCGCCTTGGTCGATCCCGGTACGCGGTCGAAAGAAGCGGGGCAGGCGGTAATGACACTGGACAATACCTTCGCCGGGGAAGGTTTGACGATCAGCTAACCGTTAGCTGCGAATACTAAAACAAGGGGAAAGTATGGATATTGAGAACCACACACGGAGCAAAGAGGACGTCGCGGGACAGCAGCAGGCGTTCTTAGATCCGGAAGAGCTCTATGTCGGACGTGATGGTTCTGGCAATGTGATTCCTGTAACCGTTACAGCACATGGCTTCGGGGAAGTGCGTGTCAAGCCGATGGTGTATGGTGATACGCTTCGGTTGCAAAACGCTAAGGGGAATATGTTTGAGTTAGATCCCCGGGAGGTGGCGTTTATCCTCCACCATCAGGTGATTGAACCAGATATTTTGGCTCCGGTCCGTACGCAAATGTCTCAACAATATGAGAAAGAGTCTGACGGCTTCTACGAATGGGGCTTTTACGAAGAGCTCTCTGATGCCATGCTCTCTGGAATGAAACCCTTTGCGGTGACTTCTCTTTTAATGGCGGTCTTTCAGGCATCGAATCTATTAGGGAATGCACAGATGCAGAAAGACGGGAGCGTTGCGGTTGATCTGCAGGAAGCAGTCGACCCAAAAAAAAAGTAGATGACGTTGCGTTCTTTGAGTATTGGTTGCATCAGCAGGGGTATCATTATATTGGTGAGACCTCGTTTTATCGGTTGACAATTACAGAGATGCAACGCTTAGTTACAGGATTTCTCACCGTCCATCAAGAGACGGATTCATCGTATTCCGCACATTCGCCACGCACTTCTGATTTACGAGCCTTTCGGGAGTTTCAGGACTCCTTGCAGACAACACAACGAGGATATACCTAATGTTTGGAATCAGCGGTGGAAGTGGAGGCGGATTTGTCACCCGCGAACTGGCAGTCCGTATTCACTCTGATGCAGCAACCTTTCAAAGCGGGATGGCAGGAGCCATTGCCAAGATGCGGTCCTTTAAGCGGATGGCAGGGATTATGGGGACGGCGGTTGCCGGACTTTCCGCACTCATGGTCGGTAAAGGTGTCAGTTCATTGATTCGCTTTGAAGATGAAATGACACAATCGCTGGCAATTATGGGTGACGTGGGAGAGTCGATGCGGGAAGATATGGCGCAGACCGCACGTGAGGTCGCAACGTCAACGCGAATATCGGCAGAGCAGGCAGCTGAATCGTACTTCTTTCTGGCCTCCGCCGGATTAGATGCACAACAATCAATCCAAGCGCTTCCACAGGTCGCGCAATTTGCGCAAGCCGGGATGTTTGATATGGCAACGGCGACAGATCTTGCGACCGATGCGCAAAGTGCCTTAGGATTAAAAGCGCAGGGTGCAACACAGAATCTCCGGAATCTCACGCATGTCACTGATGTTCTTGTGAAAGCGAACACCATAGCGAATGCCAGTGTTGAGCAGTTTTCAACCGCACTTACAACGCAGGCCGGGGCGTCACTGAAAGCCTTTAATAAAGATATGGAAGAAGGTGTCGCGGTCTTAGCTGCAATGGCTGATCAGGGAGTGAAAGCGCAACGTGCCGGTTCTGGACTCTCCCGGATTATTCGGCTGCTCACAAAATCAGCGGTAGAAAATGCGGAGGCACATGAAGAGCTCGGGTTCTCCGTGTTTGATGCGTCCGGACGGATGCGCAACTTTGCCGATATTGTTGCGGATTTAGAGCGAATTACCGCAAGTATGTCGGATGAACAGAAAGCCGCCACATTGGACATGCTGGGCTTTCAGGCACGAGTACAGCAGGTCATCTTACCGCTGTTAGGGACCTCTGAGGCCATCCGGCAATACGAGAAAGATTTGCGAGAGGCTTCGGGAACAACGAAAGAAGTTGCTGCCAATCAACTCAAATCTTTGGGGGCACGGTTGGACTTACTGGGGTCACAGGTTGAAGAAATGACAATGAATATGGCAGAGGGGATGGTCCCCGGATTAGAAGCAGTGGTCGGCATTGTGAGTGATGCGGTACAGGGATTCAATGCAATGAACGAAGCTACCGGCGGATTGTTAGGAACGGTGACAACGATTACTGGTATCTTGGGAGGGCTTGCCTTGGTACTTGGCAGCCTGTTCGGTCCGGTCGGATTGATTGTTGGTGGAATCGCGGTCTTAGGGACATTGGGGTTAGCGTTTCAGAAGCGCGCAAAAGACGCTAAGCGATTTTCTTCTGCGCTACGTTCAATGGGCACGGACGCAGAGACGGCAGAAGAGGCTATGAAGGCGCTCACGGAATCGCAACGTGAGAGTCTGCGGTTCGATCTCATGAAACAGTTAAATTCAACGCGCTCGGCGCTCCGGAAAGCTCGAGAAGAATATGAGCGTGTCTCAGCAGAGACCGAACGATGGAATGAAGCAACCGGCGCACTTACCCCGGAACAGCAACGGCTCAAGCAACGTATTCAGACCTTGACAGAGGAGATTGCACAATACCGAAAAGAATTAGGGTTATTAGCGCAAACCGATCCGACTCCGGCGAAGGGGGCTCATGGCGTTCAGCGACTCAATATGAGTGCGAAGCGCTTAGCAGAGAACACCGGGCTGGCGAATGCGGAGCTTAGTAATACGGCCCTGCGGTTACAGGATATTACCAAGATTGGCGCAACGGAGCTCCGGTGGAATCCCGAGACAGGGCAATGGGAAGAAATTTGGAAACGGGCACAGCAAATTGATGATCAGGTCGGTTATATACAGACATCAATAGAGGGGCTGAATCAGAGCTTAGCGCAAGGAGCCTTTTACCTTACAGATCGGATTCTGGGGGCGTTCCGGGCAATCGCCGTCGAAGGACAGAACGCCGGAGATATTTTCAAGGGGTTGATAGTTGATTTAGGTATGATGGTAACGCGCGCGATTGTTCTAAAACAAGTGATGCAAGCATTGAATATTCCGGCGGGATTCGCTGCCGGTGGTCCGGGAGTCGGCTTAATTAATCTGCTCCGGCTTGTCGGACTGCAACACGGGGGCTTTATCCGTCGCCCGACACTGGCAATGCTCGGAGAAGGATTAGAACCAGAGATTGTTGCTCCGGCATCGGATTTCCGGGATTTTACGGCGACATTGGCTCGACAGGTTCAGCAAACCGTTGACCGGCAACCGGGAGGCGGACTGCAGAGTGTCCGTCGGGAACTGTCCTCCGGCTTTGCCTATCTGGGACAGAAGTTAGATGAAAGTCGGGTGGAAATTCACGGCGAATTTTTACCCGATGAGTTTATTGAATGGTTTATTCGCGCGCGTGAAGAACGCGATGCACAGGTCCGCTAATGGGCATTACGACAATACAACGACCACTCTTAGGACCCGTTTTTCTTTTCTGGCGACCACGGTCCGGTGCAGCAGTGACCGCAGACTGGGAGGATGTCACCGAGTATATGGTCGGCTGGAAGCTGCAAGAGAATCTGGAAGATGAGCCGTATACAATGATCGAGAACAAAGCAACGATTGAGATTTTCGATAAGGATGATCGGTTTCTCCAAACACTCCATGAATGGCAATCGAACCAATATACGCAAATTGAAATGCGGCTCTTTACCTCACAGTCCTCTGCAATGATCTCCTTGGCAGGGCTTCTTTTTCAGGGGATTTTAGTTATGGCAAAGACGCCGGAAAAATATGAAGCGTTGCAAATTAGTCAGCCGGAATATACAGCCAAACTGACGTTAGTTTCCGGAATGGACACCTATAATTATAATGTTTACCAGCAGTTATTAATAGCCGAGAGGCGTGAACGGAAGCGGCTACAGCCAGCGCGTTTTGAGACACAACGTCCGGATACACTCTTTCAGCGGATTCATGTACCCGTGGATCTCTCCGACGTTCCTGATCGGAACAGTTCAGGGAATATTTTTACCTATATTAATGCCGATGAGTTTTTTAAAACGCATACAGAGATGACAGTGAAAGAACTCCTCCGGCAGCTCTGCTTAGCATGGGGAGGGTTCTATACCTTCGAACGGCAGTTTAATCAATTTACGTTCGCCTTACGGACACCGATTACCTCTGGTGGGGAATTACCCTTATTAGAAAGTGCCGAGCAAGCAACGCAGATTACGCCTGAATCGAACCCTTATCGGTATCAGGGGGTCCGAATCCGCTTTACGCCACGTCCGAGTTGGGATATGTTACAGAGCGTGGACTTTAATAGAAGTCGATTAGATCCGCTATTAAAGGCATGGAAGGACTTTCTCACACCGGATGAACGCGGGGAGCTCGCACTCTTAGATGTTTTAGCATATATAACGGTTTTTCCCGGGGAATTGAATCTTGATGCGAATGGACGGATTCGGTACTACAAAGGCGCAAAGTATGTCGAGGGAGATTTCTGCACAATTCTCGTGGGGAATCCGAGCGCTTCGCGCATGTTGGATATTGATTTCCCACTCCTCCCATTTTTAGAGGTTAATGATGCCTATTACAATCAGGCGTTACCGGAAGTACAACCGCCGGATTATCTCAATGAAACCGGTTTTCCGGACTTATATTATCGCGCGGTGATCTTACAGCGGGTGATTCAATCCGCAACGCGCTTCCTTGCACCGGATATTATCTATCAACTCCGCACCCCGCCACCATTACCGTATGTCGGAGCACGATTCCGGTTTGCTCCGCATAAAAGCGGCATTATTGAGTCAGTACAATACGGAGAATCTGGACGATCTAATGCCTTTCCTACGGCAACTATTCGGATTCGGAAAGATCGACAGGTTGTATATGGACCACCAATTCCCAATATTACTGAATAGGGGAAGCAATGGTTATTGAGTATCAAAAAATCATCGGGACGCAAGGTCCGTTAATTGAGCTCCGGACAGCAAAAGGAGACCTTGCCGAATCGTATACCTTTCCACAAATCCCCGGACGGAAACATGATCCGTGGACAGAAGAAGGGGCGCGACAAACTGCGGTGAACGGACAGCGATTAACTCGCTTTTTCGGGTATCGTTATCGAGAACGCATGATCTGGAAAGCGAAATCAGAAACAGATTTTGCGCGTATGCGAGAAATTACGCAATGGCCTCACGCTGTCTACGTGCAACCCTATCAGGATGTCGGGTATAAGTTTCAAGCAACGATTCATGAGCTAGAAGATCGGGAGGTCGGAGAATACGGATTTCTTGTTGAAAGTCAGCAGCGGTTTCCCCACAAACTCTATGCGAAGTCTGCTATTGTTTCCCAGCGTCCGGTGATCTCTGCTGATGGGAGTAATGCTACGCATTTTACAATAGGAGGATAGAATGGCTATCTATGCAGTCCCAATTGATAAATCAGTGGCAGATCAAGGTGTTGGGGATACGATTTCCCTCCGAAATGCCGATGAGTCTACCATCCTTTCACTCTCTGATGCAGATGATGATGGGGTCTGGTTAGTTGATGTCGGCAGTGATTGGAGTAAAATCGATGTCTATGATGTCTATAAGAACGGGAATAAACTCACGTCACAGAATGAGGCACTGTCGCTCTTTTTTCTCAATGAAGCAATCTTAGAGCTTAAAAACGCCTCATTTATTAATTACTCTAATGGATCCAGTGGGTTAGCTGCAACGGATGTGCAAGCAGCGATTGACGAGATTGTTGGGGCGCTCCCTTCGAACGCGCAGCTCTTAGGAACTGATGCCGTCGATAGCACCCATATTCTTTTCGGAACGGATAGCGGAGCGAATGAGGTTAATGATTCCCATCTTCCTTTACACGGAACAGCCAATCCAACAGCGCTCTTCGGAGAAAGTACTGGAACACAAGAAGAGGCAACCACCGCACTTATTAATTTTATGGGACTCTCGAATGGGAAGATTCCGGTCCCGGATACCGCTTATGTGAAGGGCTTAACAGACCTTGCTGCAATGATTCGGAAGTTGGACCGGTCCTTACAAGACGCGGTGACAACAGAGCAGGCGCGGAGCCGGGTGATTTATACCGACGGACAAGCTGGGGATAGTGCGGATGGGATTTCTCCGGTTATCCATACGCATACGAACGGAAGTACTGTAGAGAATTTAGTTGTTGTGCCGTTCTGGAAAACAACTGCCTATCGGTATCTTACGTTTGAGTTCGAACTGCTCTTTCCGACAGGGAGTGTCCAAGACCCTATTTATCTAGCGATCCAGTATAGTCACGATTGGGGCAGCACATGGACCTCATTCGATTCTTATGAGATTGACACACAGGGGAGCTGGTTACAGCGGAGTCATCAGTATGATATTGTCTCAGTCGCTCCGGGGTTGGTATTAGCACGGGTTACATGGACTGATCCGGGGACGAATCCACAAGCACGCGGTGTTCAACTGACATTAACAACGAGCTAATGGTATGACATTTTCACGGCAGGATTTAGGTATTGCAACAGAGGAAACAGGACCGTATACCCGGAAGATCCTCGAAGATCTGCAGGCACAAATTGATACGTTTGCGGTTGACGCAAGCAGTTCAATAGCAATCGATGTCCAGCGGGATTTTGGAGCGAAGGGGGATTCACAGACGGATGATACCGACGCATTACAAAAGGCTTTTAATGCAATCAAGGAAGCTGGCGGAGGGGAAGTCTACTTTCCACCGGGGGATTACGTCATCAGTGACACCTTGGATATTGAGGGGTCGATTTCACTGATCAGTCACTCAATGGCGAAGCCTTCAGCGACGGGGATCTGGCAGCAGGTCCGAATTGATGCTCGCAATGTGCCTACCAACAAGACCGTTCTGAATATTCACAGTGATGTCGATGATGGGTTCCGAAAAATTGTACAACTGGACCGGATCCATGTGCTGGGCAGCCAGACGATTGGCTCCGGGAATCTCATTGATATTGGCGGAGTGGCTGTTGCGTATTTCCGGGAGTGTCTGTTCAAAGATGCACCAAACCACCTGCTCCATATTACCCGTGATGTAGAGCGTATGTATATGTATGGTTGTTATCTCCAAAAGCGCGGGGATTCGCAACGGCATGGAGACGGCATCCATGCAACGAAGGATGCATCGGGAGAGGCCGTACTCAATATGCCGGTTTTAGTGGATACGGATGTAAGCCTCTGTGAACATGCTCTGTTTTGGGATAATGAAGGGGCCTCCCATACCGTACTTCCAGGGATTTTTGATCGCTGCGGATTCACCGGGGCCGGGAAAGAATCTGCCTATATCGCGTCCAAAGGGGATATCCATATGTCGCAATGCTGGTTTGAGAACGGGGGAACAGACGGCGTGACTCCGGCTCCAGCAGCACGGTTTCGCGGTGGACGGCTCTATCGGATTGAAAATTGCTACTTTGCCGGAAATGGAAGTACGGCTTTTCAAGCCGGTGATCCGGTGGCCTGCCATATCGATGGGGCCTTACTGAATAATATCATCGGGTGTTATTTCAACACACCAGGCATAGATCCACACGTATACGCTCCAGCCCTGAAAATCTCCGGGGCAGCCTATACGATGTTTCTTGGCAATACCGTCGCGAACGGAGATGGTCGGGCGTTAACTCTCGAAGAATCGACGTACAGTGAGGCTTGGGAAACCACGCTCTCACATCTCACAATGAGCGGAAATTATTTTGGGGGCTATCATGGTATTCGTGTTGAACCGGCTACGAACGATCATGTGATCATCTCGAACAACTCGTTTCAGAATTGGGGGGGATATATTTCCGGGATTGAAAATCTGGACTCAACGACGGTTATGGTTGGAAACACCATTGATCCCGGGACAGGTGCCCCCGCTGACACTTCGAAACCGCATCTCCAGCTCGGGGAATTTTATTTCAATGGGCTGTATCCAGCCAATAATAGTACTCCAAGCGTGGGCAGAGGGAGTCATTTTCGAACGGTCAATACCTCGAATACTACTATCACGAATTTTGATGAAGGGACCCCCGGACATCCGATCTGGATTCTTATTAATGATGAATTCACCTCGATTGATTTTACACAGACCCATCTGCACGGGTTCGATGGAAATGTCTGGAAAGGAACGCCGGGAGATCTCGTGTATGCCGTCTTAGATAATACCGGACATTGGCATTGCCACGTTCCGCAGACGCAAAGACACCTCTATGATTCCTATGAGATCTTTGCTGAGGGGGATACGACCCCGAGCGTTGCATCGGGTGAACGGCTCTATGGAACGAACAACTCGACATTAACTACGATTACGCAGTTTGAGGGCGGACATGATGGGCAATGGTTTATCTTACAGGTGAATGACAATAATACCTCTCTTGCTGTTGACGGGAACCCTCATTTTCGATGTGCATGGGGGAATGAGGATCTGCAATCATATAACTCCGGAGGGATTCGGAACTGGATTTCACAGGGGGCTGCAATCCTCTGTGTCCGGGATGCTGGCAATTCATGGTATCTCTGGCCTCTTGACCATGATCGAGTCCGGGGAACTGTCCGTATTTCCGGCGATGATACGAAAGACGATACGTTAGGAGCGAAGCTCTTCCCCGGCATTAACAGTTCGATTTCATACGATTATGATGGAGATGGGATTGGGACAATGACCTTGAATAATCTGATTGAAGTACGATCAGGTGATCCGAGCAGCCCGGAAGACGGGCAAATGTGGATTGTAAATTAATGGCAACGACAACGCTCATCGGATACCTCAGTATTCAAACACCGCAGGGGACGCAGCGCGTTCCGGTCTGGCGTGCTGCGGAAATTTCCGGTCCGGCGCTCCGCTTGAAACATCCAGCGAGTACCGATATAGGCGCGATTCGCCTAACGTCGATACAGGCGGATGCGGAACTCCCGGCAATTCGGATTGCCTATGGAGGCACGACGTATTATTTCCTTGATCCTTCCGGTGTACAGGAGCTGCTTGCTGCAAAAGAGGCGGTACAGCTAGGAGAGCATTTTAGTCAGGAACTCTTTGTTTTGGTTCCGCTTCCAGACTGGACCGAAGGGGTCAGTGCCGGGGAGCATTTCACAAAACAGGTTGTTGAACCGCCGTATTATCGCTATATCTATACAGAGGGTGTATCCATCGGAGAGCATTTCAGCCAGAGTCTCATTCCCGCACCAACACAGAAACTCTATACGGAAGGTGTCGGTATTGGAGAGCATTTTACTTCGCAACGACAGGAACCACCAAGGACAACACAAACCTATAAAGAAGGCGTAGCTTTAGGGGAACATTTCTCCCATGAGGTGCGCTCACAGTAGAAAGGATTCAGGATGAAAGATCGTGTGCAGTTATTCGGACATACATTTATCGCCGTTCGTGATCCGCAGCAGCGGATTATTCGAGTAGTAAAGGATGAGCACAATTCCATCGGGTCCGGATTACGAACCTATTTTATGAATTCGATGGATTCCAATGTGGATAACGCGATTAATTCGCTTTTTACTGGCGTTGAATCCGATACCGGCGGACCGGAGAATGGGAATGATGGGATCTGTGCATACAATGATCAGGGGACGTATTATTCGATGGTCACAACGACCGCAACACCAACAGAGACGTATGGGAAGAAGTGGCACGGATCATGGGTAGCAACGGCGGATGGCTTTACAGTCAACTGGGCGTATTTAGGACATAACTATAATACGTCGAATGAACCGTTTGATCCGATCTTTGCACAGCAGAACTTCTCTGCTGTCACGTTGGATACGAATTACGAGCTAATCATCGATTGGGAGATTTATATCCAATAGGGGGTGTCCTATGCAGGCGATTTATATCGGCAATGATAATCTGTTAGAGGTCTCTGGGCTGCAAAATGCCCTAAACGATTCGTATATCAACGATGCTACGGTAACGGTCACGCTCACTAATCAGGCGGGGGATGCTGTCTCCGGACAAGCGTTTCCGCTCACGCTCAATTACGTGACTGACTCGAATGGTGTCTATCGCGCAACATTAGAAGATGCGCTTGCGTTAACAGAGGGTGCAATTTATACAGCGAAAATTACGGCAGACGCCGGAGGGGATCTGATCGGCACATGGACGATTCCACTTACCGCGCGTGTCCGTGCAACCTAAAGGGGAAACGATGCGAAAACTTCTCAGTTTATTTGTGCTCCTGCTCTTTGCCTGTCCGTTCCTCGTCTCACAGGAGATGACGCTCTCAAATCATACGCTCACGTTAGACGAGCAGTCTGTTCTCCTGCAGGTACAGTATAGCGGGATTGATTCGAGCATTGCACTCGAAGCGGGGATTCGATACGATCAATCAGCACTCCAACTCGACACGGTCCAGCAGGGGGCGGGGATTACCGGATGGGAGTTGTTTGGATTTCACCAAGATCAAGACACACTGAAGATCGCCGGTGGAGGGACGCAAGCCGTTCAGGGGTCCGGGGTCTTTGCTACGCTTCGGTTTGATGTCCTACTCACCTCACCGGGAGAGACTACACTGACCTTCGATTATGCTTATGCAGATACTACCGCGCTTCCAGTCCAAGGCGGGACCGTTACGGTTCGATCCGGGCTTGCAGGTGATGTGAATCAAGATGGTACGGTGACGCTGGCAGATGCACAGGAGATTCTTGCCAGAGTATTAGGGCGCTCGGTGGAGTGGACCACATGGCAGAAAACACTTGCAGACGTTGACGCGAACGGGGAAATTCAAGCGCATGATTGTAGTTTAGTGCTCAACGCACTGTGAAGGGCGATGGCCAACCAATACTATATTGCATTTACGATCCAGAGCTCACAGGTTCCGGGGGATCTGACCGATTTTCCGGTGTACTTAGACCTCTCTCAAATTACAGATACCGCGTTCTGGAATCGGCTCTCCGCAACCGGAGGAGAACTCCGGTGCTTTAAGGCGGACGGGACAACAGAGTTACCACGCGAAATCGTGGCAGTAGATACCGGAGCGCAGACCGGGGAAGTGCATGTTAAATACACTGGGACACTGTCGAGTACCTCGAACACGGTTATTCGGCTCTATTACGGAGATACGACCCTCAACGACTATGCACCCACCGATCCCCACGGACGGAATGCGGTCTGGTCCAATGGATATGCCGGTGTCTGGCACTTGCAGGAGGAGGCAGCGGGGACCGGAAATGCCGACCTGTACACGAATTCAGTAGGGAACGGGTACCACGGCACAGATAACATCTCAGCGACCGGACAACAAGGACAGGTTGGAGCCGGTCAGGAGTTCGACGGTTCGGACGACGAGATATCCCTCACCAACCTTGCTCCGGCCCTTGAAGGTGCGTCTGGAATCACCGTAGCCGGGTGGGTCAACATAAACTCGGTCTCTGCTCGCAATTTACTGGTGAAGTCGCACATTGATGGAGGGAGTTGGGGGTTAGGATTCCTCACTGAAGATACGGGAGAGCTCTACCTGTATGGCCGAAGTCAGCCGAGCGATTCCGAGCAGTCCCTATATGGGAACACGGTCTTATCGACCGATACTTGGCACCACATTGCCGGAGTAAACGACTTTTCGAATGACGCTATGGAGGTGTTCCTAAACGGAGCCTCCGACGGTGCGTCTTCCGCCATATTCGGAGCATCCTCCTACAGCATTGGTTCCGGGCAATCCGGCGACTATCTCGGAGATCAATATTGGTTCAACGGGCTGATGGATGAAGTGCGGATATACACCCGTCCGGTATCCGCTGACGAAATATCAGCCACGCATGCTAACCAATCCGACCCCGCTACCTTCTACACCGTCTCTAGTACACAGGAGGACACCGCCGCTTTCCCCACAATCCAGGATCGGCTGACATACCAGTTTTCCTCGGCGACAACCTCACATACCGTATCCCTTCCCGAGGTGGTAGACGCCGGTGATTTACTGCTGGTCCTCTTCTCGAGTGTTGCGAAGGATAACCAACAAAACACTCCTGCGGGTTGGACTCAGCTCTCCTCCGATTATCTTTACAACGGTCGTACCCGGGTGGGGATGTATGCCATGGTCGCGGAGGGCACTGAAGGTGGGACGACCGTAGACTTGACGACCGATACTACCACGACTGCTGTCGCAATTGTTGTTCGGATATCAGGTTGGGGTGGTTCTCTTACGGATTCGGTGGATATCGCCACTACGGCTTACAATACATCAACGTCCTCCCCGGATCCCCCGAGTGTGACTGCCGAATGGGGGGCAGACAAGAACCTGTTCCTGGCCTTCGCTGCTGCGTGCAACGATAGTATTGACTTTACGGACGCGCCAACCGGATACGGGAACCTCACGTACGTTGTCAGCGCCAGCGGGACTGATAATTCGACCGAGGCAGCCATCGCGGATCGGACTACCATTAGTGCCTCTGACGATCCGGATTCTTTCACGTTAGCCAGCTCAGAGACCTGGGTTGCGGGGACCGTTGTTGTGGAAGGCGTCCACATTGCGCAATCGACCCCGGCGGGAATTGCTCATACGCATACGGTCGCCAGTCCGACTATTTGGCTGACGTATCTTGCGACCCCGGCACAAAGCAGCCACGCGCATACTCTTGAGAGTCCGGCGATTCAACAGACGTATCTTCGCACGCCCGGGGAGATCGCCTCTTCCCATGCACTCGCCAGCCCCACGATTCAGCAGACGTATATCAGCACTCCGGCAGACCTCATTTTTGCACAGACGCTTGCCAGCCCGGGAATTCAGCAGCAGCATGTGATAACTCCCGAAGCGCTGACGCATACACAGGCACTTGCCAGTCCAGAGACGGCACTAACCTATAGAGTCACACCGGCTGAGATACTGCAGGACCAGACGCTTGCCAGTCCTGGTATTACGCAGACCCATATAAGTAGTCCGGCAGAGGTGCTCCATGGACAGTCGCTTGAGGCGCCCGGTTATACGGTGACTATCAGTGCCGTTCCGGAAACGCTCTTTCACGGACAGACCGTTACCAGTCCGGCGATTATACAGGTGCATCGGACGGCCCCGGTGGATATTGGACATACGCATACGCTTGCCTCCGCTGGAACCGGAACAGCGATTATTGCTGATCCGGAAGCGTTACTCCATACACACACAGTCGCTGCGCCCGGAGTGGTGCTTACGTATATTGTCACTCCGGCAGAATGTACACATGCGCATGCGCTGGCGCTCCCCGGAGTGACACAGCGTCATCAGGCAACGCCGGGGCAGCTCTTCCATACCTACCAACTGGCACAGCCCGCAATTATCCAGCAGCATCAAGGACTCCCTGCAGAGCTCTTCCATACACATCACGTAGCAACCACAACGCCACGATACGGCGTACTTTGCGTCGATACCGTGACCGTTGTTCCAGCGCTGACTGCTACGCCGGTTCTTTATCCGGCGTTACAGGGCGCGGTTCAGATCAAGCCGTATAATACATAGGAGGTACTCATGCCAAAATACGTCACAGACACGATTCTGGATGCAGCGTTAAACTATCTGAAAAATAATGCCGATCAACTAGTCCTCTGTGCAGGGCAACCGGCGACCTATGCGGATGCGACCACCGATTCCGGGTCCGGGGGCAATGCCTTAGGAGAAACCGCTATCGGTGCTGCCGATATTACCTTAGCGGATGGTGATACGTCGGGGCGGAAAGCGACGGTTGCACAGCAGTCAGGTATTACGATTGATGTTGACGGCACATGGGATCATGTTGCGATTGTCGATGATACCAATACGGAGCTCTTGCTGGTGACAACCGTATCAGCGCAATCGGTCACTGCCGGAAATACCGCAACGGTGAACGCTTTCGATGAAGAGATTGCGGATGCGTCTTAGTGTCGCTATCCTGGTCGCTCTAATCTACGGGTGGGGTGAACAGGTTCTCTTCCGGATGACGGGCTGGAGGCCGAGACCAGTTATTGGCCCCTTCGCTTGGTATCACTTGCTGGTGATGGGCCCGCTATTCATCGGCGTGGGACTCCTGACCTACTGGCCGGTAATTCCAACGCTGCTCGTGATCGAGGATAGTGCATTTTTTCTGTTCCACCCCTCGGCTGTCCGTGGCCCCGACTCGTGGGTAAATTTTGGGTTGGGTGGCCGGTGGGTGGCATCACTGTGGCTGCCACACACGTATGTCCTTGCTGTGGGATTGTCGGTCCTCTTCTGGGTGGTGGAGGCGCTATGAGTCTCGGAGTGCCGCTCGGCCAGCTGCAGTATATCTACACAAGGCTTGAAAGGGGCTGGCTGATTGATAATTATGACGGGAAGACGAAGGAACTCACTTTGTTGAAGTCGAACGGGAAGGATATTATGACAATAGCCGAAGTGGCTCAATCCACATTTGATTTCTTGAATGAATGGGTAATAAAATCCACATTATAACCCAATTAAAGTGCGACCGTACATCGCGGACGCATCCTAACCGAGATTCTTTTTGGAATCACCTCTCTTGTGCGTTATATTGTTAACGACATGGAAGCACAAGAGCAAATACAGACCTCACTCATGTTAGGGTTCTCCCTTTCAGAGTCTGTTCGGAAAGCGTTGCAAGCGCGAGGGTATGACAGCCTTGCTGCCTTCGCGCGTGCAACCGGTCGGCATCCGTCGCAGGTAGTGATGTGCCTGACCGGACAACGGAACAGTTATCGGGATATTCTGGAAGATCTTGGCGCAGAACTCCATGTCAATCCGGACTGGCTCGAAGCACACATCCCCTCCCCTTCCGACTAAGTTCCCGCTTTTCTGAGAAAAAAGTCAAAAAACCTCTTGCATTTTAAATCCAATTTTGTTAATGTAGTAACAGATTGAGAGAGCAAAGACATAGCGAGAGTAGCGAAGGGAGCGCCCTATGCGATCATATTCTATAATACTTACTTGTCCCGGAGAATTCTTTGAGCACCGGACAACCGGAGACCGGCAACCGTTAGAAGCCAGTCAGCATTTTACCGCAGCGGATTGGGATCAGTATGATGAGACCGAGTGTGATGAGACGATTGGTGTTGAGGTCTTCGGACCGGAGCATGGGATGTATGACGTGGGGGATGTCCAGACGCCCTGTGATTGCCTTGATCGGGGATTCACCTCGATGGATACCGTCGGGGAGAAGGCGATTGCAGAACTCGAAATGAATCCTGTTGACTATTAACTCATACACAGAGGAGGCGTCATGAGTACAACGATAGCCGAAAACGAACGCTTTGAGATTACGCGCTTTTATGGAGGACTGGACGGTGGGCAGATGATTTCCATCGTGAACAAACAGGCCAAGTGGGGACAGGGGGAACGACAGGAGCTCGTGTTCCCGATCAATGAAATGCTCGACCTTGCTGCGCTCTTGGCAGAAGCGGGGAACGCTGTTATAGCAGATGAACGCCGATGGAAACACGAAGCCCGGAGGGAAAACCAATGAACTACAATATTGATCATTGGGAAAAAACGGATGAACGGTGTCCGAATGGATGCTTTCAAATAGATCTGGATTAACTCAAACACAGGAGGTTGTCATGGAACAGGAAATTCAATTCACCGCCCTTCCGAAATGCCTGCAAACGCAATTCCGGAATGCTTGCACATTGGAGATTATTGACAAAATTGAACAGGACGAGTTCGGAGGACAACATGATAGAGAACGAAACGACCGCACTCATTAAGATTCCCCGATGGTTAGCGCGTGAGAAGCAGCTAGAGACCTCTATACTGACGGTTGAATCGGTGAAGCAATCGACGCAAAAAGCCTATCTTGTACAAGTGCATGCGACCGTTCGGCAATCACAACACTGCCATCGATGCGGATTAGAGATTACGAACCCGGTCTCAATTCTGGTTGGCTATGGTCCGGAGTGCTCTGCGAAGCTAGGCATTCCCCGGGATTTTGACCCGGATGATCTCACGGAAATTCAAACAACGGTCATTGAACAGACGCGGATGGAAACGTGGCTGCCGAAATCGCAGGTAACGATTCTCGAATCGAACGGAATATTTCAACCTGAGGCTGTCCGCCGGGGAAAAGACCCCACAGTGATTGAGGTCCATGACGGCTATATTTACCTTCGATCAGATTATACAGAGAAAGATCGCTGTAAGCGGATTACCGGAGGGCAATGGCGCAAGATGCCGGGAAAGCGTAACCAGAAAGCGTGGCGATACCCGGCAACCCCGGCAATAGCCGAACGGATCGCACAGCAGTTTCCCGATCCCGATCAAGCGGACTCTGCCTACGGAGCGCTTTTAGAATCCGCACAAACCCGGACAGCAGCACAGAGATTCAAAACGCGCGAGACACTTCCGGACATCCCGAACATGACGTATGAGGCATGGCATCACCAGCGTCAGGCGTACTGGTTCGCGAAGGACTTACACGCAACGATGCTGGCGATGGATATGGGCACGGGAAAATCCTATGTGACTGTCGGGCTAATTAAAAACCGGGAACATCAGCGCACGTTAATTCTCTGTCCGAAGTCTGTCTTACATGTCTGGGAAAGTGAGTTCGCGAAACATACAACGGGTATCCGCTGTGTGACGTTGCGGGGGAGTGTACAAGAAAAGACACAGCAAGCCGTCCGGGAGTTCCAGCGACAGGAGCGCACGGAACAGCCCTTGGTACTGGTCTGCAATTATACCTCCGCAATATATGAACCGCTGAAAACGAAGCTGACTGACTGGCAGTTTGAGCTGGTCGTTTTAGATGAGAGTCACAAAATTAAAGCGCCGGGTGGTGTTACCAGTCTGCTTTGTAAACGGATCGGACAACGCACGCCCTACCGGCTCTGTCTCACCGGCACGCCGATGCCACACTCTCCGCTAGATGTATATGCACAATATCGCTTTCTTGATCCCGGTATCTTTGGGACCAACTTTCACCGCTTTAAGCAGCGCTATGCGGTGATGGGGGGATATAAAAATAAACAGGTCTTAGGATTCCAATATCAAGACGAGCTCCATGAAAAGTTTTATAAGATTGCGTATAAGGTCGATTCGGACGTCTTAGACCTCCCGGAAACCATGCATATCTACCGGAGCTGTCAACTCTCTGCGAAAGAACGCAAGGTCTATACCGGAATTGAGCGCGAATTCTTTGCCGAAGTAGACGAGGGGGAAGTGACCGTGTTAAATGCGTTGACCAAGCTGCTTCGGATGCAACAGGTCACGAGTGGATTTATTACAAATGATGAGGGGGAGATTACGCGCTTAGGAACAGCGAAACGGCAGCTCTTAGAAGAGGTCTTAGAGGGGATTGATCAAGCGGAGCCACTAGTCATCTTCGCGCGCTTTACCTATGACCTGAACCTCATTGCAGAAGTCTGTGAGTCGCAAGGCTATACCGTCGGAACACTCTCTGGACAGGGAGATGATCTTACAGCATGGCAAGCTGGGGAGTATGACGTCTTAGCGGTGCAAATACAATCCGGGGGAGTTGGTGTTGATTTTACCCGCGCGCGATACTGTATTTATTACAGTTTAGGGTTCTCACTCGGTGATTATGAGCAGAGTCTCAAGCGGATTCATCGACCGGGGCAAGAGCATACTATCATCTATATTCATCTCTTAGCGGAGCGCTCCGTTGATGAAAAGGTCTATACAGCACTCCAAGACCGGAAAGATGTGGTCACAGCAATCTTAGCGGAAAGGAATACGATCTATGCTAACGATTAAAGAGCAAGTACAGCACTGGAATAGGATACAGCGCAAGCTGGTACAAGCCGAGTTTCGCCGGTTACACGGACAGGGGCGATACCGGAAAACCTGCTACTGTGGACGGCAGTTTTTCACTTCGCGCCAGACCTACTTTCTCTGTCCGCCCTGCGTTCGAGCAAAGCGCGCGGGACACCCCTACGGACGAGACCTTCGGGAATAAAGTCGTTGCATTGAAGATGCAATCTTTTTAAATTGTTAACGTAATAACAGAGTATAAACCAGTAACCTTGGAGGGTGTTATGTCACAACGCACAATGCAAGACCGTCTAAAACGCCGGGCTGAGATTGAGGCTGAGGTCCGGAAGCTCAAAACACAGCTGAGCGCTTTGGAAGATGAGAAAGATGAGCTGGATGAGGATCTCATGGAGGATTTCATGGAGATTGGTGTTCAGTCGATGACGATGAACGGGTTTACGTTTTATATCCACCGGCAGACATGGGCGTATGCACTTCCGAAGGATGAGGGGGGGAAGCAAGAGAGTATCACACGCCTCCGAAAAGCGGGGTTTGAGGATTACGTCTATGAGGATTTCAATGTGATGAGCGTTTCAGCACTGGTCCGGCAATATGAGCAGGAAGCTGAGACCGTTGATGTAACAGAGGATGATGAATTCGCTGCTGTCCCGCACGAACTCCGGGAGGCTTTACGGCTGCAGAAAAAAGTGCAGATCCGCGCACGAAGTGCAAACTAATCATTTCCGCGTTTCGGGGTGGTTGACGGTGGGAGCCTCTGCTCATCGAAAGGGTTACCCCCTCCCCGGTATTCAACCCGCTGCCGGGGAACGCGGAATAATCGAAACAAAGGAGAAAGACTACCATGAGTGAGTCACAGTCGACCGCCTTGCAGAAGCTGGAGAACTATAAGGTAATGCAGTTTGATCCGGATGAAATTCTGGAAACGCTCCACGCCAATATCGGAGAGGACTCGATTTCTCCGATGGATCTGGATCGTGTCAAAATTCCCTCCGGAGGAGGGAAGCAATGGGAAATTCCGGGGTTAGGAGAGGACTCAGATTTTCGGAAAACGCTTTCCGGTGTGATTGTCCAATGGCGACCGCAACGCGCGTATTGGAGTGTCCCTTTTGAGGAATCCGAAGGGAATCACGTCCCGGACTGCTTTAGTGATGATGGCAAAGTCGGTATCGGTGATCCGGGCGGGGAGTGTCGGACCTGTCCTATGAACGAATGGGGTAGTGATCTTAAAGGGGGCAACGGAAAAGCGTGTAAAGAAATGCGCTTACTCTTTGTTCTTCCGGAAGATAGTTTGATCCCCATAGCTGTGATCCTTCCTCCAACGAGTATTGGAAACCTGAAACAGTATTTCATCCGGCTCGCAAGTAAGGGCATTGCGTACTATAGTGTAGTGTCCTCAATCGGATTAGAACAGACGAAGAATGATGCCGGCATTCAGTATAGTACGGCAACATTCAGTGCTGAGGCGCAGTTAGAGACGGAGGCGGTTCAGTTCATTCAAAACTATCGTGAGACAATTCAAGACACCCTTGCCAGTGTTCGGATGGAGGATGATTGGCAAGAGGTTGCAGAAACGGCAACAGAAACAGAATAACTCACCGGGGGGCCTACCTATGCAACCACACACCCTCCATGGATGGTTCACTTGTAGGTCCCCCTTTACTTTACAGACAGAGGGAGCTCTGGTTGTATGGAACAGACAGCACGTTTTATGGAGGCACTCTACGCAGATAAACCCCACTCCGATTGGATCCTTCTCTGGACACTCCCGGACAAACGGAGTTATTGGCTCCAAGAGGTATCTGATGTAGCTGAAACGGCGCAGACACTCCTACCTGAGCACCCGGCAGAAACGGTGGGAAAAGACATCTACTTTGGTGTCGGCACTGCTCCACAGAATTTTGGAGCACATCGACGGTGTAAACCGCAGGATATTACCGGGATTCCGGGGCTCTGGGCTGATATAGATCTCCAAAAGGAGGGGCATCAAAAAACGAATCTCTTCCACGATGCAGAAGAGGTTTGGGAACTGCTCGATCGCTGCGGAGCTCCACCATCTATTGTTGTCCAGACCGGAGGCGGGTATCACGTCTATTGGTTATTCCATGAGTTTCTTACGTTTCCGACAGAGGAGGAACGACACTTCGGAGCGAATCTGGTCGCTCGCTGGAACTGGACATTACAGGCACATGCGAAACGGATGCATCGGGAGCTGGATTCCACGTTTGATCTCTCGCGGGTCTTGCGTGTTCCGGGGACATGGAATTATAAACGCGCTCCGGCGGAAGTTACACCGATGTGGGAGACCCCGATTCGGCGGTATGAACCAGAGGACTTTGCGGAGATTATTCCGGAGGATATTCAAGTCCAAGTGCAGGATTATAAGCATGTGCATTCAACCAACCTCACACTAAATCCTGACGCACAACCGAATTTCGATAAATTTCAGATCTTAGCCGAGATTGATCCGGAGTTTCAGGCAACATGGCAGGGCAATCGGAGTGATATGTCTGACACCTCACCCTCTGCCTATGATATGGCATTAGCTACACGCGCGGCACAGGTCGGATGGACCGATCAAGAAATTGCCAATCTGATTATTGCAAAACGCCGGAAGAACAATGAAGATCTGAAGCTGCGGGAAGATTACTATGAACGCACAATTCGGAAAGCCAAAAAATGGGTCGAGAAGGAACGCTCTAAAGAGAAAATTGAGGATCTGACGCTTTCATCCACCGCCGGGGAAGAGGACCGAGAGGACTGGGAAAGTAAGCGAGAAGAATACTGCGAACATCTCTCGAATCTCTTAAATATTCACATTCAACGGATTGTCAAATATACCGCAGATGAACCAATCTATCGACTGGAAACCGCGCGGGGAAGTATTATGCTTGGAGAGGTCCGGAATCTTATTTCGCAAACCTACCTGCGCCGGAAAATCGCAGCAGCAGCCGGAGTATATATCCCGAAATTTAAGTCCTCGAAATGGGATAGTATTGCACAGGCGTTGTTAGATGCCACAGAGGCTGTGGATATTGGTGACGAGAGCACTGATGAAGGGATGATTCGTATGTGGTTGTATCAATACCTCTCTGAGCACCCCCCGGCAGAGGGATTGGATGAAGAGACGGTCCTTGCGCAATCCCCTTATGAGAAAGATGGACGGACGTATATCTTTGGAACAGGATTACGGGATTGGCTGAAACGAGCACAGAACGAACGGATTGCCCCGAAAACCTTAGGTGCAATGCTCCGCTTAATTGATGCGGTCCCGGATAAAGAACATATTCGGGTAGAAGATACTCCCACCTCACGGAGTGTGTGGATGCTTCCGGCAGAGTTCTCGTAACCCTCTATATATAGAGATATTTCTCCACTCAACAGAAATAAAACTGATTACTTTGTTACTTTCTTACTACAAGGGTTGGTTAAGAAGAGGAAAAACAAACAATTAGCGTATAGTAATTATGTAGTAATAATAAGGTGGTAATTACTACACAGAGAAAAACTTTTTTCCACAGTCGGGTAGAGACTTTAATTCGAACGACGGTACTTATAATGCCTCTATAGAAAGGGCAGAAAGGAGAGGGTTATGGAGAAGTGGATAGGAATACTTGTGATTCTTCTTGGTGTTTGTGGGGGAGTTGTACTCTTCTTGCTATTACAGCAAGAGGGAGAAACGTTCTCTCGAGCGCATCAGCAAGGCAAATTCAAACGACCAGAACTACAAAAGGGTCTACCTAATCATCCACTGTTTCAGGAGCGCAGCGCCGACTATGGACGGACAATACCGGATTCGATGATTCGAGTTCTCACCGATAGTATCGATCAGACACTTCGGATTCGCAGGCACTATCCCGATTCAGCCCATTTTACTCTCTATCGAGACGCTTTTGAAGGTGTCTGGTATGGGTTTTATACCGGACGAGAATATTCAGGGAAAGGAGCTCTGTATGCGGATTAAAAATTATTCATCCTC